CGAAAGGCTGTGAAATGACATGGATATCTATGTAGGGGTGGATCCTGGATCCAAGAACTGCGCCATGGTGGCCTGGTCGCCCACCAGGGGTCTGATCACCACCTGGAAGCCCAAGGGCACTATGCCGACCGGTGTGCTGCGGCTGCGACGACTCATGGTGAGCATCAGCGATGAACTTCAAAAGCTGGAGTGCCAGGGCCGGATCTGCAAGATCGCCATGGAGGGGTACTCGATGTTCGAGAAGTTCGGCCAGCACGCCTCCGGAGAGGTGGGTGCAGCCATCAAGCTCACCATCCTGGGCTGCTTCGACCCCCAGGATCCACGGGCCTACCCGCTCATCGTCCAGCCCCAGACCCTCAAGAAGTTCGTGTCCGGCAGCGGCAACACCCGCAAGGACATGATCCCCAAGGAGATCCTGAAGCGCTGGGCGATGGACTTCAACGACCCCAACATCGCTGAGGCGTACGCCCTGGCCCGTGTCGCCCACGCCTTCGACGTCGAGCCCGAGATGCCCAAGTTCCAGCAGGAGGTGATCAAGGGCCTGGCCGGTCACACCGAGTACGACCCCACCTTCACCACGCGGCGCCTGGTCAGGGTCGGACGGTGACCCGGCCCTAGGCTTGCGGCTATGCGTAGGAAGGAGAGAACACATGGCTGATCAGAGACGTGCAAGACACAGCGTCCGGCGTCGCATGGGAGCCGCTTCCAGCCATCTCGGTCAGGCTGGCGCCTCGATCCCTCCGTAAGCCGCATCCCCTGGGGGCGAAGCCGCCCTGGCTGCAGGCGAGGCAACCGCTCGTGGGGAGGGCGAGATCCCCATCGCCGGAGGCCGTTACACAGGAACCGGAGGCCACCTGAAGGGCGTCCCCGACGTCCTGCCGTACCCCACGGGAGCCGTTGGCAAGGAGGGCCCGCCCCTGGGCGACAGCAAAGCGTTCGTAGCCGGCGTCAGCGCCGGGGTCCAGGCCGAGCCCCACCCGCCCCGGACCGCAATGGAGTCACACGGCGCCCGCCTCACCGTCTCGCCCTCGATGAAGATCCCCCAGGAGTCCCCGGTACCAACCCAGGGCGGCGGGAGGATCGTGCCCTCGACGCCCAGTCGACAGGGCTCGTTTGGACAGGGTCAGCAGGAAGCGGGAATGGGATGAGCGACCGGGGGGTCTTCCAAGGCCCCGCTCCCACCAGCGGTGGTGCTCCGAACGAGTACGAGTACGCAGACCACGTCCTGAAGGAGCCCCACGGTCCCACCTACGAGATAGTTGCCAGCGAGAAAGACTCGTCCATCAGGGACCCTCAGGACCCCCATTTTCTAGGGCAACTCATGCCGGCAGCCCACTCACGCACTGACGAAGTCCGCTCCTTCTTCGACGCTCAGAGCATCACCGGCTAACCCATGCCCAGGGGCGTCTTTACCCCATGGCAGTACCTGCCACCATATAACTTCGGCGCGCCAGGGAACGCCAACACCGTTGGTGGCGGTGGTGGCATGGGGCCGTACTTCCGTGATGCCCTGGACGCCAAGAGATCCGCCTACAACCAGACGCCCGAAAGTATGTGGCCCGACGGGTACTTGGGGACTATCAACACCCGGCGTGGGGACCGGCTGCTCGACTCCCTGAAGAACCGGCAGAACCAGCGCTCCTACGTCAGAGGTGTCCATAAGGGGGAGCGAATCGACCAGGCCGACTACTACTTCCCCAAGGCTCTACAGCCTGACCGTGGGGTGCGGCGGCAGATGGAGGCTATGCCTGTCGACACCATGTGGCTGAGCGAGCGCAACGCCCCTGAACTCGATCTCGTGCCTCAGTGGAGTCCACGACAGCAGTCGATGATGGGGGCCGAACCTGGCATCGGCCGCACCACCCAGCTACGCAAGCTCGCTCCACCCTGGAGGTAGCAATGGACGGATCACCCCTTCGCACAGCGGCCCAGATCGCCATGGAAGGGAGTACACAGCCAAAAACAACGGGAGCCCCTACCGCTGGTGCGTTCAGTTTTCGCCCAGTAGGAGGCGGCATGCAGCGTCAATCGGAGGCACAGCCATCACCCTTCGCTTCCCATGGCCTGGGTCGCTTCGTCAACCGGAACGCCAACGGCCTCCAGTTCAACAAGCCGGCCATCATGCAAGCGACGCACTCGATCATCGACTCGTACTACGACGCCAAGTACTTCAGGGACGCCGGTATGGGGGCGGCTCTTCGCCACTCACTGGGCATGGGCCAAGTGCCGTCACACCGGAGGGACGACATCAACACCAGACGCAGGACGCTCCTGGGTCAGAACGTCGCCGGAATAAATCCAGGGTACGTAGGCGCAGGAGAGAGTGCGGCATCGTTCAACATTCGGCACGGTTTGACTGAGGAGGAAGGACGAGCGCAGAACTACGCACACTGGTAGGCCATGGCAAACTTTGACGAATTCTTCCCCTTCGATCCTGGTTACGGCGCCTCAGCCAACGCTGCGCGCTGGCGCAAGATGGCGAACCTGTGGATGGCCGATGGCGTACTAGCCAACTACCCGTTGGGCGCAGCCGCCACCGTCAGTCAGCTATACGCCACCATCGCCGGGACCACCGTCACAGTGCAACCCGGTGCGGTGTTCATCCACGGCTACTACGCCGAGATCACCACCGCCCAGACCTTCACCGTGGGGACCAACGGCACCATCGTGGCCCAGGTCAACTACGCCAACGAGGTCGTGGCCCTCGTCTACCGGGACACCGTGGTCGACTACGGATCCGGGGGGTTCGAGCAGGACGCCAACATCTGGGAGATCCCGATCTGGGGCGTCTCCGGAGGTACCACGCTCCTCGATCTCCGGAACCTGATCAACCCGGCCACAGGATTGCGCTGGTGGGCCAGTCAACCGGGCTCGACAGCGGTAGCCACCAGCACCACGCTCCAGAACAGCTTCGGGCTGGCCCGGATACCGTACGCCGCTCAGGGCTTCCTCCACGGCACCATGCTGGTCACCTTCAGCGACATGAGCCAGGCCCAGAGCGCCATCTGCCAGATGACCTACCAGTGGGGCCAGGGCGACCAACAGGTCAGCCCCACCGTCACACCGGCTATCGGGGCCGGCGGGCCTGCAGGCGCAGCCATATCCATGCCGGTCGCGCTGACCGGTGTCGTACCAGTGACTCAGGGAAAGAAGACCTTTGGATGGAGAGTGACAGCGGGGACAGGACCGGGGATCCAGGTGGCGCAGTTGACCCTGAGCCTGTGGACGGGGGGCAGGGCCCCGGCGGCATAGTCACCTACGAGATCAACGACGAGGGCAAGCTGGTCGACGCCGAGACCGGTGAGGAGTACACCCCTGGACCGGAGTCCCAGGAAGGCACCCTGCCCCAGTGGTTGTGGGACCAGCACAACGCCTCGTCTCAGGGAGTTGAATCGTGACCCTGCTCGACTCCTACTTCCCCTTCGACACCGGGTCCGGTACGACCGCCACCCCGGCCCGGTGGCGGCTGATGGCACGGCTGTTCTACGGCTCAGGCGTCGTACCAGGCAATCAGAACCAACTGTCATGCACCATCGCCGGCTCAGTGGTGACGATCAACACCGGGGCAGCCTGGATCGATGGGTTCTACGGAGAGAACGACGCAACCAAGACGGTGTCGGTCACCGGAGCCGGAATGATCGTGGCCCGCATGGATCCCAACGGGCGCACCATCACCTTCGTGTTCGTCGCCAGCCAGACGGTCCCCACCCAGACCCCCACCGGCATCTATGAGATCCCGCTCTACAGCGTGAGCGCCGGCCTGGCCCTGACCGACATCCGGCAGTTCGCCAGGGCCACTCCCACTGCAGCGGTCCAGGCCAGGGCTTACAGGAACGCCGCCTGGACGGCCAACACCGCCGAGAGGGTCCCCTACGACACCCTGAGCTTCGGGAGCGGGTTCAGCCTGCCTTCGGGCATCTACACCTGTCCCTACGCCGGGACCTACCTCATCACCGGCCAGTACTCGTCAGTGGCTACGGCCGTCGGTCAGTACACCTACGCCCACCTGACCCACAACGGGGGGTTCACAGGAGTAGGAAATGGAGTCGCAAACTACGCAACCGCAGTCGGTCAACAGCTTGCATCCAACGTCACCGACCTCGTCCCCTGTTCAACCGGGGACACCCTGTCGATAACCGTCGCCTCCAACGTCAACGGGTTGGTGGGCGTGACAGGCCAGTGGACGTACATGGCAGTAAGGCTGCTCCAGTGACCTTCCTGGTACCGGCCAACTTCCGACAGCTTCCTCCGATCTGGGAGGTAGCCCAGCCCTTTCACATCGACGCCACCGGAGCGGTCGCCTTCGATGCTGACCCGGCGCGCTGGGCCACCAACCACATCCTGGCCCTGCTCCTGACCAATCCTGGTGAGCGGGTCATGCGTCCCACCTACGGAGTAGGCATCTACCGCTTCGTCTGGGAGAACGACGACCCGGTGGAGGAGCAGAACATCATCACGTCCATCAACTTGGGCCTCTCCACCTACGAACCCAACATCAACGTCACCGAAGTGAAGTTCGTGCAGCAGCCTCAGTACACCGGAGTCGTGGTACTGATGATCTCGTTCACGGTGGGGAACTCGCCCACCACCCACACCTTCTCTGTCAACGTCAACGGTAGCCAGGTGGAAATTACCGCATGAGCATCGCCCCAGTCTCTCTCGGCACGGTCTCAGACGTCCTGGGGCCCACGAACATCACCACCCCACCCATCGACTACACCAGCCGGGACTACACCTCCTTAGTCAACGACATGCTGAACATGATCCCGAGCTACCTGCCGGAGTGGACTGATCGATCCACGGGCGACTTCGGGATCGTCCTGCTGGAGCTATTCGCCTACGTCGGGGACATCCTCAACTTCTACACCGACCGAATCGCCAACGAGGCGTTCATCGGCACGGCCCAGCAACGCCAGTCGGTGCTCAACCTGGCGGCTCTGCTCGACTACACGCCTCACGGCAACGTCGCAGCAAGCACCACCGTGCAGTTCACCATCGCCAACCCAAGCTCGACGCCGGTCAGGATCCCTCAGTACACCGCCGTGTCGACTCTCCTCATCGGCCAACCCGTCATCTTTGAGACCACTGCTGACCTCTGGATCTACGGCGATGGCGTCACCACCACCCTCAACGCCACCGGCAACGGCCAGGCCAGTCAGCAGTTCTTCCTGGGGGACACCACCGGTACTATCCCCTGGCCGCTCTACAACTTCACTGGGGGGAGCGCCAACCAGACGGTAACGGTGGGCGGTACGGCCTGGACATTGGCGCCAGGCAACAGCTTCGCGGGCCAAGCACCCACGGCCACCGTGTACACCGTCATCAACGGCAACACCGTCCTCTTCGGTAATGGCACGAACGGCCAGATCCCGGCTGATCTCACCACCATCGTGATCACTTACCAGCCGGCCGCTCCGAACAACTACACCGGAATGGTTGGAGCCGTACAGGGCCAATCCACCCTGGGTGAGGCCGTCGGCATCTCAAACGGCACCGCGAATCAGATGTACAACCTCTACAACACCCCCGTGGTGGACGGCAGCGTGACGGTTTACGTCGATGAGGGCAACGGCCCACAACCATGGGTGTACCACCAGCGCCTCATCGACGCCTTCTCTGACGAGTCTGCCTACACGCTCTCGGTTGACGCCAACAGTGTGGAAAGAGTCATCCTCGGGGACAATCTCGCAGGTCGTACACCAGCCCCT